ATATAACCTCCTTAAAGGCGAATACCACCACGCATAATGGGGGTGATCATATTAATTTTCTTAGTGTAAGCATCACGGTGATTAAAAACATAGGCGTGCTTACCAGCAGAGAGCATTTTCTTACGTAACGGTTTCATAGACTACCTCTTAGTTAGTGGTTGGTGTCACCTAGCACCTATTACATCAAGTAACCGAATAGGTGCTAGGCTCGGAGGGGGGCTATTAAGCCCCCTCCCCTGCCCCCTCCGAAGCCGGAGCCGAAGCCGGAACGGGGGATTCTTTAGTAACCTTGGGGGATTCTTTAGTAACCTTGCGTTCAACCGCAAGACCCATATCAATCAAAGCCTGAGCGTTAGCCGGGTCATTAACAAATTCAAGAAACTGACCGGGGTCATTATCAAACTTAGACCGCATGTCAGCAGGAAGCTGCATGAAGGACTGATTAGCCTGAGTAACGATATTAAGAGCAGTATGATAATCAGTAGGAAGATCACTGAAATCACCGTAAAAAGCGTTACCTTTAAACTCAACATCTTTACCACGAAGAACAAGATCAACGATATAGTTAGGGTCGCAGGATTTAGTAAATTCCTGCTTAGTCATAGAAGGTTGATCATTATAAACTGAAGTAATATCAGAATAAAAAGCATTAAGACCATCGTCAGCAGTACGAAACTTCGGGAGCGAAGTAATACCGTGACGATTAATCACAGCCTGAGCGAAAGCCTCAGACTGACCAAATAGAGCAGCAACTTCTTTAGCAAAATCAGAAATATCAGGCATAAAAACTCCTATTTACCACCAATAATTTCACCAGTTTTAGGATTAAAAGCACCATGAGAACCCATTGGTGAAAAATTGGGTCCCGGATGACGAACAGAATTATAAGTAGAAGCAGCAGAGGCAGCATCTTTTAAGAAAGGTTGAATATTACGACCATAAGCAGAACGAGCAACAGAAGCGGCATTAGTAGCAGCAGGAATCTCCAAAGCTAAAAGCGCAGTTTGAGTATCATAATAACGCTGTTGAGCCTTAGTAAGGTCCTCCTCCGCATGTTTATTTTTAAGTTCCTGAGCAGAAACCCATGAATCAGTAGTAGTTTTATTGGTATTAGCGCGAACATTAGCTACTTGTTCACGAACCATATCAGCAGCACGAGCAGAAGAAAGAGAAGAACCGACTGCATTTTGCATAACAGCTTGCGCGCCAGAACCAGAAGAAGCGCCGCCATTAGTGTAAGCAAGCATAGGATTTAAACCAGCGGCCTTAAGATCAGCGACAGCGCGTTGATAAGCGGTACCTGTTTGATTAGCCTGAAAAGCCATAGATTGACGGGCTTGAGAAGCATTAGCATTATTTGTCATCAACCCGCCGATAAGATCAGCGCCACCAGAAAGAATAGCAGCGTCTGAACCGCCAGACTTGCCGTTGTCATTATCAGACCACAAAGCATCAACAGCTTCACCAGAACCGGGAACGAAGAAATTAGCGACTGCCTTAGCGCCAGTCTTGAGAATATTACTAAAAAAACCCATAAAAGAGCTCCGCCATACTACTGTATAAGAGGGGCGACTACTGACGCCCCTGCATACATGAATTAAAGATGAGACGAAATACCCGGAACAGAATAAACCGGCATACACCGCGCCATAGTAACATTAAACATACAATCAGCAATAACCTGCATACCATTAGCAGAAGCACCAACAGCAATCACACGAGAAAGCGGAGGATTATCTTGAATAAAAGTATCATTCAGAGCAGGAAGCGAAGTGAACTTCTGGGCTAAATGCCACGGGTCAATAGTACCTGAAGAAGTAGATTTAAACAGACCAGTAATACGATTAGGCTTATAACGATATTCAGCCCAAGCCTCCTGATAACCGAAAGTCAAAATATCATTGGCAGAACCATCACAATAAATTTCATCATTGCGAACGGCCTTTTCACCCAGATGAGCAAAAGCAGGAAAATAATGATCATACCTAGTCGAGCGAGTCCACATACGATGCAGACCTTGTTGATAGGTCAAATCACAACGAATATTAGCAAGACCAAGAATTACGCCATGTTCAGTAAAGGACTGAGTGAAGCCATTACGATGATCAACAAAAGTGCCAACACCAGCAAGGTCACCAAGTTTGGAAGTACCACCAGTTAAACCAGAGGCAGAAGTCTGACCAATAGGATTGATATTAATAGGGACAGAACCGCCGCCAAGATACTCAGGACGCTGCAAACGACCATCGGGAGAAGTAACGCCAAAATGAGCGCGAACCATCTCAATATAGCGAGTTCCACCACGTGCATCAAGTTCAAGTAATTCCTGAATCATAATAGACTGACGGAGAGTATTAATTAAAACGCCAGAAGACTGAGTGAGATCAGCAAAAACAAGCGGTTTAGTAGTAGAAGAACCAGCAGAGTCAACTTCCATATAAGTAGGACCGCCAGTATTATTCAAAAGAACAGCCTGCGAGTAAGTACGATTAGGAAGTGGGGTCGTTTCACGAACAGCAATAGAAGCAGCAGTAGTAGAAGAACCATTCAAACCAAGACCCTTAACCGGAGCAGTACCAGCAAGAGGAATAGTTACACCAGTAGCACCCTTCTGAGGCCAAGGAAGACACGAGGTAAAATAGTCGAAACGCTTACCACGGCGTTTCAAGGCATAGTTAGTAGAGGCAGATGCATCGGGACCATCACCAGTGTCAAAGGTCAAAGAGTTCTGGAGATTCTGGTCACGGAACCATTCGTTAAAAATAAAGTTATAAGCGCGAGTCCACCAAGCAGCATGAGACTTAGTATTACCACCGCCAAGTTGACCAACAGTGGGAAGACCCAAATAGTCCTGCAATGAGCCAACAGCATAACCACCAACAGGAGAAACCTGTTGCGGGACAGTATAAGAAATCGAATCAGCAGGGTTAGCCTGCTCACCCATAAATTTCTTAAAATTAGTCCATAAAAGGCGCTTAGGAACAAAGAAATAGAAAGTGTCAAGGTAAATATTATCCATCACAGGATAAATCGGAGTAGCAAGACGAGCAAAAATAGTATGACGAAGATTGTGAGAATCACCCGGAAGAACTTCATCAAGATAAATCGGAACAAGATAACCAGCATCAAACGTAGTTAAATGACGCTGAGAAGCCTTAAAAGACGACCGCTGAATACGGGCATCAGGAATCATAGCAAAATGATCAGTACGAGCAGACTTATTACGAAAATTAGACATAAAAACCCCTAATTGTCATTAGATGGATAAAAAGGATAAACAAGACGACCAAACAGAAAAAAAGGAGAGTAAGTGCCAAAAGGCATGGACGATGGATAAAAAAACCAACCTAAAATAGTTGATTGCTTAATAGAAAATTTATACATAACGGCTCCTATAATTTCGGGTCATATTCAACATGCAAATGATCAACTTCTAAAAGAACGTCAAAATCAGCACCAAGAGATTGACGGATACGAGAGACCAGCGCGTCCACATGGGTTAGACGAACAGGCTTAATGCGAAAGTCCACAGCGCAGCCCCGGTAATGCAAGCTATCAGGACGATGAACTCCATCAGATAACGAAGTAACGATACAATCATAACCGAACTCCTTAAAAACATCATTACAAGCAAGAATAGCCAAAACAATCTGGGGCTGGAGGAGATGCATTTTTACACCAACCTTCAGCCCCAACATGTTAAGAATCCTTCTTCTTAGCTAAGCCAACAATGAGAAGGCCAAGAGTGTTGAAGATCGTAGTAATCTCTGACCAGTGAGCAGCAAGCCAAGCCATAAAAACTCCTACTGAATACGAGGAATAGAAACTTCTTCAGGAGAAGCGGAACGCTTCAAAGCAGAAGCCTGAATTAAAAGTTCTGGACGATCGCCGGCAGGGGCAATATAACCAGTAACATCATCCCAAGTACCAAGACGGTAAAGAGAAAAATCCTCAGGGTACATAGCAATATCAGATTCATGATTACCGTTGACAAGAGACTGAAGACCGCGAATAGCTTCACCATCAGCATTAGAAGGGAAGATAGAACGAAAAGTGTTAGCCTTCACATCAAGAATTCCATAAAGATTACGAATCATAAATTGGCTCCTAAATAGTTGTTTTCACAATATATATTATACGATAATTTTCAAATAAACCCTTGAGTTACTTCAATTTCCTCTTAAGCCTATCTAAATTAGCAAGACAAACTTGCTCCCTCACTTGTAACCTTTCGGGAGTATTATCGTCAAGATGTTTTTCAGCCTCAATCTTACGATTAGGCTTAATACGAGTCTCAACATCAAAATAAGTATCAGACGAAACACGTTCATAAAGATTAGTATAATAACGAGGAACAGGCACAGGATGACCCTTTAAAATACAGTGATCATGCGGAAAAATATCAGACTGGAATTGTTCAAAAAAAGTAGCGCCTATACCGGGCTTCAAAGACATCTTATTAAATTCTGGAGTTTTACGATAAAACTCACCAGTAAGCGGGTCAAATTGATCAGTAAAATAGTGCTCATAAGCATCATCACCATTAATTTTCTTAAGACAATAACGGGCTACGTAAGCAGCAGATTCATAAGTAAAATCTGCAACAGAACTAAAACCATGAGGCCAACATTTCTCAAGAATGGCCGATGTGTAAATAACTTCTCCAGAATCAGTGCGCCGGAAATAAACACGATCAGGAAAATCGTAACCGAATAGACAGGCGTGAAAGTGAGGACGTCCAAAATCTTCTCCATATTCACCACACATATAAAAACGAACTTTAGATCCAACCGCCTTACGAAGGCGTTTCATGAATAACTGAAAATCAGGATAATACAAAGAAATATCAGCAGGAGGAACGCCAAAAGGACGTGGAGGTAATTTCTCACTATCATAAGTAAGAGTAATAAAACAATTATAAGTATGAACCTTAGCTTCATGCATACAACGTAAAGCCCAAGAGCGCGAGCGCTCTAAGCGACAACCAACACAATTAGAACACGGGACAAAAAAATCAGGAGTGCGCTGAGAGCATAATTTAGGGTGGTATTTTAGTAAAACACCACCCTTATTAGACCACCATGCCTCCTTCGGCCTGAAACATGACATATAAC